TTGGGCGCGCTGGTCCCGTTTTCGCGGGGCCTTCCCTTGTTTGCCTGCATGGCGTTGACGGTGGAAGTCTTCACTTCCTGGGCTGTCTTCTGCACCAGTTGAGACGACAGCTCGCCCATATGCACCACCTGGTACGCGGTCGCGACGTCTACGCCCGCGCCCAGCAGCTGGGCGAACTGCGGGTTCTGCACCTCGGTTCTCAGGTCCAGCCCCGGATAGGTCAGCTTCGCCTGCTCGGCCTGCTGCGTCCACCGGGTATATTGCTCGTTGATCTGCGTCTGCCTCTGCCGTTCGGCCTCGGCCTGTTTGAGGGCCTGGTTTTCCGCCAGCATCCGGTTGTATTCCCGGTACGCGTCCGGCTCCATGCCCTTGTCGTAAGCCTGGCGCTCGATCAGCTCGTTGTCCCCGTTGATCGCCTCCAGCAGCGCGTCGATGTTCCCAGCCTCCACGCCGTATTTCCCGGCCAGCAGGTTGAGCGCCGGCGCCAGCTTGGCCATCTGTTCTGATTGCGCTTTGTTCTCCGCAAATCTCTTATTGAATTGCTTATCAAAACGCTTTTGGAACTCCGCCTTATACTCCGGGTCCTGCAGCAGCTCGTCAAAGGTGGCTTTGTGGTTTTCCGGTTTGGTCTCAGTCGCCCCTTTTACCTGGCCGGCATCGTTGGTGTCCGCCGGCGCGTCCTGCGCCGCCGCCTGTCTGCCGTATACCACCTTACTCAGATCTTCCGCTTTCCCCGTTGCCTTCGGCGCCGTCCCCGTTGTCTGCGCCTGAGCTGCAGCGCCTGTTCCGTCTCCCGTTCCGGTTCCGGCAGGTCCGCCTGCCGCGCCGGCGCTCCCGCCTTCGCCGAACAGAGTCAGAAACTTCTGAAATAATCCGCTCATATGATCCTCTTTCCGCCGTCTCTCCGGCTTGTCCCGTCTCATCCACCCTCTCGGGTTGATCTCATAATAGCAAATAGCCCTGGAGATTTCTCCCCGTCACGTCCCGATCCGGATCTCCTCCGGATACTCCCGCCGCATCGCCTCGATGCCTGCCCGGAACATGTCCATGTGCCGCCTCATCCCCTTTGTCCGCCAGATGTAGGCCCGCTGCGCGTCCGCCCCGCCGGTGTGCTCCGCCAGCGCGCCCTCTTTGCCCGCTGTCTCCACCAGGGCCACGTACAGCGAGGATACCCCCGCGCAAACCCTTTCGTCCTGCGCGTGCCCGATCACCGTAATCTGGTACTGCCCGGCCTCCTGGGCCACATAAACCTTGATCATACGCTCACTCCTTTGTCGTTCGCTCCAGAGATTTGTCGTTAGTGAGGAGTGAGGAGTGACCGCTCCCTGCGGTCGCTTAGTGAGGAGTTAATAGTCATGACCATTTTCAACTCCTCACTCCTAACTCCTCACTCCTAACTCCTAACTCCTCACTTTTCACTCCTGTCTCTTCCCTGTTCCCCGGTCCTTTACTCCACGCTGTTCGCGTTCAGCGCCCTTTCCCTCGGCGCGCTGATCCGTTTGCCCTTTTGCTGTTCAGCTCCCAGGCTGTCCGTCTGCGGCTCCCGGTCCTGGTTCTCAGGGCCTGCCGGCCCGCCGGCCGGTGAGGCTGCGCCGGCTTCCGCCTGCATCTGCAGGCCTAAAGCGGCTTGAAGCTGCTGTATCTGCATGGCCATCTGCTGCATCATCTCAAACATCGTCCCGTTCTGCCGGATCTTTTCGCGCACCTTGTCGATGCCCTCGAAGCTCATCATGTCCAGCACCATCAGCGCGCTGTCCGCGTTCTGCGGCGCGAACATGCCCATGCCGTACAGTTCTTTTGCCAGCTCGTTCTGCGCCATCCGGCTGTATGCCGTCTGTTTCGCCGCCTTGATCTTGATGTCAAACACCGGCAGCCGCTCGGAAAAGTCCACGCCCATCACGCCCGGCTGCGGCTGCGGGCCCAGCATACTGTTGTCAAACGGGATATACTGCTCCTGCCCCGCTTCGCCCGTGATCCGGATCGTGCGCGGCACGTCGTAAAACTGGCGGAACAGCTCGATCATCATGTAGCAGACGTCCTTAAATCGCCTGTATCCCGCCCGGATAATATTTCGCGACGGTTTTGATGCACTTTCCTGCAAGGCCGCCAGCGCGGAATACGCCGTGACCCCGGCAGGCGCTCCTCCCTGGGCCGCCGCTGTGGATCCGCTGATCTCCCGCAGCTCGCTGACCTTGTTGTTCAGGATGTTGACATACAGGCCGTTCAGCTCGCTCTTTGGATACGGCATGATGCTGTCCGCGATGGCCCCGCTCCCGTTGACGTGCACCAGGGGCTTTTCCGGGTCCAGCGCTTCCTCTTCGTTCACGCCCCCCGCGTTGTTGATAAAATGCTTGCTCCGGCTGTTGATCAGCGCGCTGTCCAGGATCGCGCTGTCCAGCCGGTCGATGTAGTCCTGGGCGTCCCGGCACAGGTCCACATGGCTCATCCCCGCCGGGCTCCCCTCCATCGGATACAGCGGGTCGAAAACAAACGGGTACATCCCGTGGTCGTAATAGCCCCTCTCCGCGTACCGTTCGTCGTCCTCGCTGGCGTACAGCACAATGTTTTCCACGAATTTGCACAGGTGCAGCACCCCGTCCCGCTTGTAATACCAGTCAATGACGGCAGATTTGTCCGCCGTGTTATGCGTCGTCTCGTAGGCATACTGTCCGGGCACAAAGCTTGCGCTGCCCAATTTATCCTTGACCAGGTCTCCGTACTCCTCCTCCAGCTGGCGGTTGTCCTCCAGCGCCACACAGAAAAAATTGCGGCTCTGCTGGATATCGTCCACCGCCGGATCCCAGTAGCAGTTGAGGATGTCCACGCGGGCGACGCTCACGTCTCCGATCCCGTTGCTCTTGTCCGGGTCCCAGCTGACGCACACCACGCCGGTGCCTTTGATCAGCTTGTCCCACCAGATCCGGTCGTAGATCTCCTCGTAGTCATTGAGCTCCAGCACCGTCGGCAGCACCTCGGACAGCGTCCTGGCCGTCTCCTCGTCGCTCTGCTCCCTGGGCAGCACGTTCGGTTCCGGGTAGTTGTCCATAGCGTCCGAATGTTTTACCATGCAGCTGTTAAACAGCCAACCGCTGTTGCTTTTGACCCCGTATTTTTTCCGCTCCCGCCGTTTTCCGGCCCAATTGTGCATCCGGTAATACCGCTCCGCCTCGATCACCCGCTGCTCCAGGCTGGCTTTCCCGGCCTTGTACGTGTTGAGCGTCTGCAGGGCCTCCGCGATCCGCTCCTCCCAGCTCCGTTTGTCCGTCACGTTCCGCCCAGCCCCGTCTGCCTGCAGCCCTGGCGTCTGCATCACCCTGGATCCGGCCCCGTTTTCCGCCGGCGCCTGCTCCGTCATCCCCGGCACGTCTCCCCCCATCGGGATCATCACCGGCCCACGGTCTCTCCGCCTGTAAATCTCGCTCATGTTACCCTCCCGCTTCGCTTCATTCGTAATTCATAATGCGTAATGCGTAATGTAATATTGGTCTGTGCTTCATCCGTTTCCGGCGCTTGCGCCGCTTCCCAATTACGCATTACGCATCAGGCATTACGCATTTGATTTAGTAGCTCAAAAATTTTGTGCGTTCCTTGTCCTTGATCATGTTCAGCGGGTCGTCCGGCGCGCTGTACCGCAGCTCCTCCGCCGGTTTGATCGGCGCGCTGATCATCCTGGTGCACAGGGCATACCTGGACTCGTCGTAGATATGGTCCTCCTGGTCGGTGTCGATGTCCTCCACGTCGATCTCGCTGTACACCAGGGCCGGTATCTGGCGGATAAAATTGACGCACGTGTTAAATACATACATCATCGGGATCCCGTGCGAATTAAACGCCATCCGGTAGTGCATCTGCATTTTCCCCAGAATCCGGCTGTTGAAGGCTTTGGTAAAATACACGCCCTCCCGCGCCATGTTGGCCGCCGTCCCGTATCCGCTGTCCCCCCTGTCCAGGCCAATGGCCGGGTCCGCCACGCCCAGGATCCTGTGCCCGGCGATGTTCGGGTCCTCGCTCTCGATCCGCAATATCTCATGGGCGATCCGGTCGTCGCTCCACTCCACGCCGGTGTTGGGGCTGCCCTTTACGCATCCGTACAGCTCCCGGATCCGGTACATGATCCCCAGCTCATCCACGGCCCACCAGCCCACGCTGAAGGGATGGTGGAAGCCCCAGTCAAACGACCGGATGATCTGCCAGTGCTTCGGGATCGGGAACGGATCGATCACGTGCGTCCATTGCCGGTCCTTATAATGCTCCGGCTGATCGCGGAACTCACGGAAGCACTGTCCGCTAAAGCTGTTCCAATCCCCGTATAATAGAGCATTCCGCTCCGCCTCCGGCAGGCTGGCCAGCTGTGCCAGATAGTTCGGGTCATTGTCCAACAGGTATTTGTTATCAAAAACCAGGCTCGGCACAAAGCACCCGGTTTTAGTCAGCTTCTTCCGGCTCCCGTCCGGCAGCTCCACCTCCAGCTCGTTGGTAAACCGGGTCAGCGGTGCCGCCCTGGTCACGAACCTGTCTTTCACCCACCCATGCCCGATGCCGCCCGGGTTTCCGGTCGCCCGCACATAGCACCGCGTCCCCGGCCCGCTCGGACGGTTTCGCCCGCAGATGTAGCTGTACTCCTCCCAGGTAAAGTGCGTCAGCTCGTCAAACCCGATATAGTCGTACTGCATGCCCTGGTAGTCGATTTTGTACGTCGTGCTCCTCACGTTGCCGAAGCGGATCTTCGCCCCGCTGGGGAACCGCCACTCATGCATGGTCCCGTTGTACCGCGCCTTCGGAAACGCCTGCGGATAATAAAACTGGCTCTTGTCGATCAGCTCCGTCAGGTTTTTGTACGTCTTGCGCAGGATCAGCCCCCTGTAATTCGGCACGTTCACCTGCCGCAGCGCCTCGATCACAATGGCGTCGCTCTTCCCCCCGCCGGCAGCCCCGCCGAAAAATACCTCGTCTTCGTTTCGCCGCATAAAAGCCATCTGCTTCGGCTGCGGCTCCCAGACCACTCTCGGCATTTAAAAACTCCTCTCAGGGCCTTCCGGCCCGTTCTTCGGTGAAAACAGCACACCGTGCTGTTTTCCGGGCCCTCAGAACCTCCTCACTGCTTTCCGCCTCCGGCATCATGATCACACCGGTCCTCTCTTCCGTCTGCCCGCTGTCCTCCGGCTGCAGCAGCTTGATCGCCGCGCTGATCTCCCGCATCGCCGCCGTCATGTCCCGCAGGGCCTTGGTGTCCAGCTTTTCGACATGTACCTCCTCCAGCTCCCCGTCCATGTGGCTGACGATCCTGGTATGCAGCGTTTTTTCATCGGCGACGTATTTGTTCAGCAGCCGCGCGGCCTTGTCCAGCGCGCTCGACAGGTTCCCCAGGGTCCTGGCGTCTCTCGCCTGCGCGCGCGCGAGGGCTTTTTCCGCCACCTTCTGTGCATATTCTGTCCGTTTGTCCCGAAATTTATGAACATTAGCATATTTCCGAAAAGTGCTGTCTGGAATTCCGTACTTCCCGGCCAGCTTCTCCATGCTCATTTTCCCGCAGACGTATTCCTGTTCGATTTGTGGCCAGTTGTACTTCACACATCACCGCATTGGCCGCTCCGCGTCCAACGCTCCTCACCTCCCACTGCTCCGTCTTTCCGCTTCAAAACCCTACGGGTTTTTCCGCCGTTATCGGCTTACCTGCGTTCATCACCGCCCCTCATCCGCCAAAACCATAACAAAAAAGCCCCCGGGTTTTCTCCCCGCGGAATTTCGATCAAAATTTCTCAAAAATTTTTTTGTTTTACCCCTTGACATCACTACGCAGCAGTAGTATAATGAGAGTGTCCCAAGGGACAAGAGATAAAAACGAGGAGGTCAACAAAATGAAGGGCAGCGAGAAACAGATCAACTGGGCTAAGGACATTCAGCGCAATGTCGTATCAGTGCTCGAGAGCGCGATTTCCGAAGCTAAGTCACAGGCGGAAGGCAAGCCCGAAGTCGCCGCCAAGTTTGCGGTCGTGCTTGATAAGTACACGGCCCTGCTGCACAAGGTTGCGGATTTCGATGGATATGCCGGCGACATGATCGACGTCTTCGGCCTCGTGAAGGACAGCGGCGTTGCTGGATTCAAGCAGATCCAGGCCGCTCTTCGCTCCGGCGATCCTGACCACATTTTTCACTGATAAGGAGGTAACCACCATGACAATCAAAGCCTGCCGCTCCTATGGCGTACTCGCCCACGAAAAGCGCCCATTTTATTCGCTTACCCCTGCTTCTGATATCTACGATGAGATCACCCTGGTCATCCCGGACGAGCTTGTTTACGGCAAAAACGCCATGGACGAGCCGATCCTGCTGCTCAACGGTCAAAAGTACGTCCTCTCCGATATCCTGACCAACTGGGGTGACGAGCCTGTGCTGAGATGGTACGACGGGGATGATCATTGTCTCACCCTGCAAACGAGGTGATCCTATGGACAACCTGATCTCCATCGCCGAATACGCCGTCCTCGTCGGCCGCGATCCGGCCACCATCCGCCAGCGCTGCCTCCGCGGCACGCAGCCAGGCGCAAAAAAAATAGGCCGTGACTGGGTAATCCCCGCCGACGCGCCATTTGTCGATCATCGCATCAAATCCGGCCAGTACAAATCCTGGCGCAAAAAGGGCTCCGGTTAACCGCCGGAGTCCTCTTTTTCATACATCCCGCACAGCATCATCGCGTACGGGCATCCCAGGTAACACATCGACGCGCAGAAATCAAAATAATGCCGGTCGGCCAGCTCCCGGCTTTCAAACACATGCCAGACCCGCGCCCCGCCGATGGCGCACTCGCAGCTGATGATATTTTTTTCGGCCTTGACGTAAAACGGGCAGATCGCCCCCGCGTCCCTCGATCTGTTTGGCATTGTCGCGTCCCTTCTTTCGCTGTATGCAGTGAGGAGTGATGACAGTGAGGAGTGAGGAGTGGCCGCTCCCTCCGGTCGCTCAGTGAGGAGTGAATAGTCATGACCATTTTCAACTCCTAACTCCTCACTCCTAATTCCTAACTCTTCACGAGCCTGGCGAATATATACGCTCCCGCCAAAAAATCTGATCTCCTCACGCTCAGCTCCGTCAGCTGCAGCCCCGGGTACAGTTTCCTCATGATCCCCTCGCCCTGCAGCTCCGCGTCCTGGGCGATCCGCGCCGCCTGGCGCTTGCTCACCTTGTGCACGCTCTCGGTGATCTTCGGCTCTTTCAGGTTTCTGCTGCAGCTCCACCGCTTCTGGTCCTTCTCCCTGGCCTGCGTGCCGGCGGCCTTGAGCATGTAGTGGCATACGCCCTTTAGCCCTTCGTGATCCAGCTTCAGCCGGTCGCAGTTGGCAAAGCCCTTGCCCCATGCGTCCTCGATCTCCTCGCGCGAAAGCCCACCCTCCATAAGCACGTGGTGGTGGGCCCTCCCGTTTTTATTCCCGGCCTCGATGACCGCCATATGTTTGCACGGCCCAAGGCCCTTTTTCGCCCTGCGCCGATTGATCCTCTCTATGAAATTCCGGAAATCACGCTTTGCCTGCTCCATCGTCGGAGCTGTCCCTCTGTATGTCAGCGTCAAAAAATAATCGTTTCGCCCGAAGTTCGTCTCGGCCTTCCGCCGGAAGTGATCCTCCGCCCTCTTGTCGTTTAGTCTCTGTTGGGCCCTGCTGCTGCGGATCCGCTCTTTCATTCGTGCCGCGTCCGGGTAGGCCCGGCTGTAGATGGGGTAAGCCTCCACCTCCACCGCCTCCCCGCACCGGATGGTCCGGGTTTTATAGCACAGCACCCGGTTGTGCCGGAGCAGTTCCTCCGTCGCTCCATTTCCAGATTCGATCTCAAAGATTTCCTCCAGGTCCGTCTTCATACACCATCGCATTCCGCATTTCATGCGGAGCGCTCCACCCTCCCACAGCTCCGTCCTTGTGCTTCAAAAGCCTTCGGCTTTTTACGCCAGTCTTGTCTTCCTCTGCAATATGTTCCAGGGAGGGCAGGGGCCAGCCCCTTCCCTCCCGCCACATGGCGCCCACCTATCCCCGGACGCGCCTAAACTTAATACCCACTACAAGCCCGGAAAAGCGGGTTTCCCCGCTTTTAAAAATTCTTGATTCCTAAAATTATCGATCCTTAAAAAGCTCCCCGCATTTCCTACATCTATATATCCTGTATCCCTCTTTTACCGACACGGGGATCGTGCTCACCATCTCATATGCCGCGTAACACGATGGGCATCTCGCCCATACCTCTCCATGGAAACTGTCACCCGGCTTTGCGTTTTTTACCGTAGACAAATCAATTTTTTCGTGCCGTCCGAAATAGCCATCGTCTGGATCATGAAAATGATTTCCGGTATCCAGCGGATTTCCCGACGCGTCATAGCCCATAGCGTTCATTTGTGCCGCCCAATTCGATTGCAGCATCTCACGCCTCTCATCGTCCGTCATTGTCTCACTCCTAACTCCTCATTCCTAACTCCTAACTCCGTCCTCCAGCCTTTCCAGCGCCTTCTCCATCCTCCACCGCGTCTGCTCCGTCCCGGCCCGCATCAGTTTCACGAGCACGGAAGCGTCGCTCAGGCCCATCGCAAAGGCGACCGCTTTCCGGCTGTATCCGCCCTCGTCCAGCCGCCGCTTGATGTCCGGCCACTGCGCGATCATCTCCCAGTCGATCGGCCGCCCCGGTTTCCCAGGCCGGACAGGTTCCCGGCGCGTCGTCCCCTTGTTTTGCCGGGTCCGCCGCGGCTTAAACAGCCTCTTGCCCGGCATCCCGTCCAGGATCCGGCCCAGCAGCCATTCCCCGTCGATGTCCACCAGCATCGCAAACCACCGTCCGCGGAAAAACCGCTCGATCTGCTCCAGCTGCTCCATCGGCGCCGCGGCTGCCATCACGTCGCTGGCCGTGCTGTTGGCCACATAGTTTTTCCGTATCCGCGGATCTGTCCTGCTCATCCGCAGCGCAAATCTGTAGTCAATCACCGCCTGATGCACCACACCCGCCGCCAGATTCCTGGCTCCCTCGTCGCATATATACATAAGTTTTGTCCTCCGTAATGGATGCCGGCGGCCGGAGTCGCACCGGCCAGCCCGCGCCTGGCACATCCTTCCCCATGAGGTCCTCGTAAAAGGATCCTCCTTTCATTTTTACTATTATATAGGATGGCGCGGCTGCGTCTCGCCCCGGCATAACTACATCATCGCATTCCGCCGATGGCGGAATGCGAAGAAAGATGTAAGAGCGTCCGGCGCGGCAGCATTGCGGTCATTCGCCGTTTCCCACGCGGCTCCCGTGCTGCCGAGCGGCCAGGCCGGGTTCTTTGCGGGCGTCGGGCCGCGTGCCCATCCCGCCCTCCAAAGGTCCTGCGCCCGCGGTGTATCAAGATCGAAAGGAGATGCAACACAAAGACTGTCCCTATATAAGGAGGAAAACACATCTGGCATCTGCCCTGGGCCGCCGGAGCTCCTGGTTGTCGTGAATTATGTGTCTCTATCGTCCCGTACCGCGTAAATGGCGCCGTCGTCGTCCATCTTGTCCCGCTCCGCGTCCATGATCACGGCTGCCTCCGTCGGGCTGTACGCGTATCCGACCAGCGTCCGCTCCCCGTCCGCCTCCCTGCGGTAAATTTTGTACGCCTCGTTATCCATTGACTGCCTCCAGTATCGTCAGCACCCCGTCCTCGCTCAGCTGCGCGCGGAACACGTCCGGCACTCTCGGCTGCGCCAGCCCGAAGCAGAGCCTGTTCGCCGACCGGATGGCGCTCCCGCTGTCCTCAAAGGCGAACACCATCATGCCGCTCTTTTTGTCGTCGTATACGCCAATCATGTTCTCCATGTTATCCCGGATGTAGGCCAGCGTCCTTTTCGCCCGCAGCGGGTGGCGGATCGGGTTCGGCAGTCCGGTCACCCCGAACACCCAGCAGATTTTCATGCTCCCTCCTCCCTTAAAACGTCGGCAGATATTTCCTGGTCTCTTCCTCTGCGTTGCGCTTGGCGTCCGCCAGCGTGTGGTACGTCCACTCCACCCCGTTCGGGAAGATCACCGCGTAGGTCGTGTGCATCCAGCTGCCGCTCCTGCCCGCGTGCGGGATCGCCCGCTTCCGGCTCTCGATCTTCACCGGGCTTTCCTTCGTCCCGTACACGATGGTGCGCCCGCCGTCCGCCAGCACCGTCTTCCCCGTCTGTTCCCATTTCATTCGCTGTTCTCCTCCTCATCAGGTTTTTGCCGTAATCAGGCATCGGGCCACTCCGTTTCCCTGGCCAGCCCTTCCGCCGGTCTGATATCCCACATCCGCCACGCCCGGCCGTAATCGTCCAGGCAGACAGCGCCCAGGCTCGTCCGTCCGTACCTGTCCCGCGTCATCTGATCGCCCTGGATCCAGACGGCCTCCAGCAGATATTCCTCCCAGGGGATCTCAGGCCCGTCCTCCGGATCCGGCCGGTACTCGATCCATCCATGGCCCCAGGGGATCCCCCGCAGTTCATCAGCCTCCAACACTCGCGGCATTTTCATCCTCCCACTTGTCATAAAAGCTGACTTCCAGATACATCTTTTTCGTTTTATGGTTCGTCGCGCAGCCGCTCAGCCTCGCGTCTCCTTTTATGATGTCCTTCAGGATTTCATTCATCAGGCTTTCCCCAAGAACATGCGGGTACGGTTTCTCCTCCTGCTCCCGAATAAACGCCACCAAATCCTTTTGTAGCTCCATGTCGATCTGCCCAAGCATACTTCCACTTTTCACTCCTCTCAGGGCCTCCCGGCCCGTTCTTCGGTGAAAACAGCACACCGTGCTGTTTTCCTGGCCCTCAGAACCTCCTAACTCCTCACTAATCCTTATTGCCTGCTTCCGGCCGCTCCCATCCGCCGGAATTCCACGCCGTTCAGGATCTCCACGTCCCCGGTCACGGTAGGCCGGTAATGGCCCCAGTGCCCGGCCGCGTCCCGCTCCAGGCGCGCGCGCTCTTCCTCCAGCCGGGCGGCCTGGGCCCGCAGCAGCCGTTTTTTCTCCCGCCATGCGTCGATGGCCAGCACGGCCAGCAGCCCCGCCAGCAGCACGGCGGCCACCGTCAGCGCTCCCGCGACGATCGTCCATTTCCGGTCGATCTGCCGCACCAGCTCCTCGCCCCGCCTCAGCGTCTCCATGATCTCGCTCATGTCCATTTCCATGTCGTTCCTCCCTTTGGTCGTCACTCCTGACAGTGAGGAGTGAGGAGTGACCGTTCGCTCCGCTCACTTAGTGAGGAGTTAATAGTCATGACACTATTTCACTCCTCTCAGGGCCTTCCGGCCCGTTCTTCGGTGAAAACAGCACACCGTGCTGTTTTCCGGGCCCTCAGAACCTCCTAACTCCTAACTCCTCACTTGCTAAAAATCCGTATCACCATTTTCGACGCGAGGCTTAACAAGATCAACCTGCCCATAGTCCCGTCCGTCGTCCTCCCAGGGTTCCGGCAGTCTGGCCGTCCCGCAGGCCGTGCAGTACATGATCCCGTCGATCCCCTGCCACCGCTCATGCCGGCAGCCCTGGCCCTTGTCCTTTTCCTGCAGCCTCCGCTGCCAGGCCCGCTTATTGTAGATAGATCCTCCGCTGTCGCTTTTTGCAAAGCCCATATGTCGCTCCCTTCTGCCACTCCAGGCAATAGGCAATAGTGGCTAATGCCTAATGCCTAATCCCTAATGTCTATTCTCTATTGCCCTCCATAAACTCCGCGAACGGGTTCGCGTCCGGATCCACGATATCCTCCGTCCGGTCAACGATATGGTCCGGCTCAAAGCCCGGCAATGTGCCCGCCATCATGAACGCCATCCTCATTTTTTGAGTTACTTCGTCGTCGCCCGCCGTGAGGCTCTTGTACGCCATGGCCATATCCAGCGTCGTCCACTCGCCCAGGACCGCCCTCACGGTCCCGCCGTCCACCCGGGCCAGGATGATCACGCCCTGCACGTCCTCCAGCTCCGCCCGGTTGTTCTTCGCTCCCTCGAGCCCATCCACCGTGATTTTCATTTTGTTACCCTCCCATTATATTGATTTACCAGATCCAGCTCTTCGCAGATCCTCCTGTACTCCCTGAGCCGCATATCCTCCGGATGTTTCATCCGGTTATACAGCGTCCCCGGGCTGACGCCGATGATCATGGCCAGGTCCGTGATGGATCTCCCCGTCACCGCCAGATAGCTGCCCACCCTGGCCCGGAAATCATCGTCCGCCCTCCGGCTCCGCTCCGCTCTCCGCATCTCCTCGCCCAGCATCACCCTCGGCACGCTTCTCACACTCCCGTTTCTTCTCTCCTCTGGCAGCAGCACGCGCTCACCCACGGACTCCACACCATCCTGCACATCGGGCACATCCACCCGTACCTGTACCGTTCCGTCACCGTCTCCCGCAGGCTCTCCTGCTTTGCCTGGGGCTTTGCCGCGGGTTCCGCCGGTTCTTCCTCCCGGGCCTGCTCCCGCGGTTCCTCATTCCGCTCACCGGCCTTTGCTTTCTTCCTGGCCTTGTAGTCGTACACGTTCTGCGGGTTGACGCCCGCCTTCTCCGCGATCTCCTTGGCCGTCAGCCCCGTACCCTCCAGCTCGTCCACGATCTTCTTCTGTTCCTCCGTCACGCTGTCCTCCTCCTTCATTTTCCTCATGCACTTGTAGCTGCAGGTGTACAGCCCTCCGTAGGCGTATCCCCACCCGCCGGCCACCCGGAACCTTTTCCCGCAGTACGCGCAGGTCATGCTGCCGCTCTCCCGCATCACGTTTTTCTCCTAATGCCTATTGCCTGCCGCCTAAAACTTCTTTGCAAGCAGCGTGAATAGTTCCTGCAGCGCGGTCAGCACGCTGTCCCCCGCCACGTCGATAATGTAAACGTAGTCCTCCCGGTTTGCCGCGTTCCGGACTGTGATCGCTTCGCATGTCAGCAGTTCGTGCGCGTGGTAATTGCGCTCCCACGCCGTAAACTCCTTTTCAACCGTCTTTTCGTCCAGCTGAAGATACTTGATGCTCACCGGCCCTTTGCCCAGCGCGTCCATGATCCGCTCCACCTTTCGGAGCGCCACGGCCATTTCATAAACCTTGTCCATCATGCCTCCATTATCCAGCCATGTTCTGGTTGCTCTGCCGGTACAGGTCGTTCGGTTCCACCTCAAGCGCGTGGCAGATCATCTTGAAAGTCACCTCAAACGGATCGCTCCCGGCATAGTACGTTTTTTTGATCTCCGTCATCGTCGTGCCCTCCTGTTCTCAAACCTCACTATATGTGAAGTCCTCGTTAAAAAAAATCGTGTCTACACTCACTCCGAAATATTTTGCGAGAAGAACCTTATTTTCATCTCTCGGCACACGCGCCCCTGTTTCATAGTTGGAATAGGCAGACTGCATAATACCTGTTTCACGGCACACATCCATGCCCGTCACGTTCATTTTCTTCCTCAAAAACTTCAGTCGGTTCCCGATTTCCCTGGCGTCAACCATGTGATCACCTCACTTTCACTTGATGTGATTATAATATATCACAATAAGTGAGTGCCTGTCAATATCTTTTTTAAAATTTTATCACATTTTGTTAATTCGCTTCCAATTCACCACGCCGTGTGATATTATGGACTCAGGAGGAACAACGCCATGCCTATCGATAAGTATTTATTCGGTCAGAAAATCAAAGCAGCCCGCCTGAGCCGCAACATGTCCCAAACGCTCCTTGCTGAGCAGATCGGCGTCGCCCCGTCCACCATCGCCATGTACGAAACCGGTCAGCGTTTTCCCGTCCTGGAAAATCTCGATGCCCTGGCCGACGCCCTAAATCTCCCCATGTCGTATTTCCTGGAGGACGCTCCCGCCGCAGATCATCAGCTCGATTCTGATTTTCCCCGCTTTCTCGCCGGCAATCAGTCCGATAACGAACAGCAGCTCCTCGCCTTTTACCGCTCCATGAACAGCCTCGGCCAGGAGGAAGTGACCCGCTACGCCGATTACTGCGCCACAAAACCTGAGTATCAAAAAAATACACAGTCAGAGGCGGAATAATTTATCTGCACCCCTGATCCCGCAACAGGGCCTGCCTGTCCGACTGAAAGGAGGACCAAATGCCCAAAGCCAAGCGCCTCCCCTCCGGCTCCTGGCGCGTGCAGGTATACGCCGGGAAGGATATCTCCGGGAAGCGGAAATATGAGAGCTTTACTGCCCCCACCAAAAAAGAGGCGGAGTACCTGGCCGCTCAATGGCAGCTCCGCCGCTCCACCCGCCCGGAGGACATGACCGTCGCCGAAGCGATCCACGCCTATATCGGATCCAGGTCCGCTGTCCTCTCCCCTGCCACGATCCAAAAATATACCAATCTGTATAAGACCCATTACGGCCCCCTGCGGTCCATCCCGCTGCGTCAGCTGACGTCCGCGAAGATCCAGTCCTACATCAACACCGTGTCGCAGGAAAAGAGTCCGAAAACAGTATCCTGCATTTACGGCCTGCTGACGGCCACCCTGGCCCAGTATGCCCCGGATCTCGCCGTCCACGTCCATCTCCCCCGCCGCGTCCCGCAGGAGATCACCATCCCCACCCCGGAAGAGGTCCGGCGGATGATCGAGGCGTCAGACGACGTTTTCCGCCCTGTCCTGGTCATCGCCTCCAGCATGGGCCTGCGCCGCGGCGAGATCTCCGCCCTCACCTGGGCCGATGTGCAGGACGGCGTCCTGCGCATCAACAAGGCATTCACTAAAGGCCCAGGCGGCGTCCTGGTCCTGCACGCCCCCAAAACCAACGCCGGCATCCGCCGCGTCGAGATCCCGCCGGCCGCCCTCCCGTACCTGACCCGCTCGGAAGGCGCCCCGGACGACGCCCGCATCATCCCCCTGACCCCGGACGCCATCACCCGCCGCTTCGAGCGCCTCTGCTCCCGCCTCGGCTTCTCCTACCGTTTCCACAGCTTGCGCCACTATTACGACAGCGTCCTGCTCTCCCTCGGCGTCCCGGACAAATACATCATGGCCCGCATGGGCCACGCCACCCCCAGCATGACCAAGCAGGTATACCAGCACCTCATGCAATCCAAGGACGACCAGGTCACCGCAGCCATCAACGACTTCTTTTCCTGATCACACGAAATGCAACACGCTTTTCCGAACATTCCCATTCCCTCGCCGTTTTCACCGGATTATCGTATAGTTCGATTCTCCTCACCTCCACCAATACGAAAACCGCGAGATATCGCGGTTTTCTTGTTTTCTCCCTTGTAGATGGCGTTTTCATTTTCTAAGTGCTTATAATATTTTCTACGGTTTTATAATATTTTATACCATTTTATAAACCCATGCAACACGAAATACAACACGAAAAACCCGCCCAGGTGGGCGGGCGTTGTTTTTATCGGTTGCCGGTTTCCAGTTTTTCCAGGACCTTCATCATTTCGTGCCTAGCCTCGTCGTCGCTGGTGTGGTCGATGGCCTTGCGCAGGTGCTCGGCAGCGCCATTGTTGCCGGCGTAGCGCATCCGCTCAGATCGTCCGTCCATCATGGAGCGATTCGATCCGCCGCGCTCGTCGTAGGATCTCATATTGTAGGCGCCGCTGTAACGGTCGCCCCGGTCGTCCATGCTGCGGCGCTCGGAGTAGTCGTCGTAGGATCTGCTGCTCTGGCCGCCCTGCTTCTCCATGGCTTCCGCTGTCAGCGCGCTCTTTTTATAGTGCATCAGCAGATCAGCGTACTGCATTTCCGCCATGGTCAGCTTGCCTTTCTTGGCCTTGTCCTGCAGCTCGTCATATTCCTGGCAGGCAAAATCAAAAACATAATCCATATAATCCCCCCTCCCTTACCGGCGGATGCCGTTATAACTGATCACCATGTTGGCGTTGACCACCTCGATGGGCTGATCAGATACGTTTCTCACAGATACGGACGCGCAGCGGCAGATGCAGGGCACCGACACGATGGCGCTCGCGCTCACGTTGTCCAGCTGCTGCACGGCTGCCGGCGTGATGGTACGGACCGTCGATGGATCCAGTTCTCCGTCGATGTACAGCCCCAGGCTGATCGGGCCCACGGTTCCGCCGGTCGGGATCTGGATGTTCGCCCCGTATTCTACCAGATAATCCGCATTCGGGAAATCCTGACAGCAGCAGCGGCGTCTGCAATTTGCCCCGATGGCGCTGGGCGACGCCAGACGTACCAGACCAGATCCATCACGGTGGTACACCAGGCCACGGGAGCAGGGGACCGGGCGCTCTTCCCAGATCACTGCGGCATTCGCCTGAACGGTCTGCAGCTCGTTGGCGCTCAATTCTACAGCCATTTGCTCACCCCCTTATCAGGCGGCGTAGCCAAAGCCGTTACCAGCACATCCTGGGCAGTTGTTGCCGTTCGCTGTAACAGGGCCTGCGCAGCGGAATACAGGCTGATTTCCATATACACTGACGGTATTCACGGGGCACTGGGAAAGGCGATTATAGATGTTATCCACAATCTGCGCAGTCTGCGCTACACGTGCGGCCTGCTCATTCGCATAGTTCAGACGGCTGTTCAGCGTATCGATCTCACGGTCACGATCTGCCACCTGGCGCTTATAGCCTTCAATGCGATCAACACAGAACTCGTCTTTCAAACTCTGGAACCCATCGCGCAGAGCGCTCATCAGCGTGTTTGTATTTACCACGCCCTGCATGGTCTGCTGCTGCAATCCCTGTGCAAGCGCCGCCCTATCGCTGCAGCCCTCCTGGGCCACGGTATATTTGAGGTCTGCCGTGCCGGCGGCCAGGTTGGCAAAACCGCCCTGCATGGTGTTGTTCAAGGCGTAGGTTCCGTCCCGCACAGCGCCGGTAATGGCATTGCCCGTCTGGCACTGGCCCAGCTGCAGCGTGTTCAGCTGATTGCCAAGGCCGGCGATCTGGGTATTGAGCTGCTGGTCGCGGAAACCATCGGAGATGTGCTGGCTGTTATTGAGCCACGGGTACAGGTAGTCCATACCAAAACCGCCCATGCCGCCCATCATCCAGGGCATCATCATACCAGCACCTCCGAATCCGCCGAATCCCCAGCCATTGCCGCCGATCAGCAGCAGCAGGATGATCCAGGCCCAGTCGCCGCCGCAAAAGCCGCTGCCGCCGCCACCGCCATACATGGGAGATACCGGCATCACCATGCCATTGCCACCATTCTGATCCGTAAGCATATATCATGCTCCTTTCAAATAAATAATATATTGCACATCATCCTCGCGCGCCGGATGATTATGCTCTAAGTTATAGTGTTATTTACCTCCCCAGCATCCTCATGACCTGCTGGAGCCTGCCGCCTCCCACCTGCCCGCTCTGGAGCAGGTACTGCGTGATCTGCTTCGGATCCGTCATCCCCTGCGGAATATTAAAGCCCCGCTGCTGCAGATACGCTGCCGGGTTCGCCTGGATGCGTCCCATCTCCGTCCGCATCATCTCCGGCGTGATCCCCTGCTGCTCCTGCGGCTGCTGGGCTATTCTGTCGAATATGCTCATTGCTGCGCCTCCTTATAATTTTTGATGGTCTCCTCAATCAGCTTCCCGATCTCGTCCCTGCGCACATAGTCGCTCGGGTTGATCTCCTGCGTCGGCGGGGCCGGCGGCCTCTTGTCATACATGTCGATCATCACCTGCCCCGCCACCGTCACGGATTTGACCGCCAGGAAGCTGTCGTCCGCCGCCAAAAAGATCTTGGTAGCGCCAGCCCCCACCGGGAAGTCCAGCACCGCCTTTTCGTTCGGCACCTGCACAGCCTCTACCATCCTGGTCGCCTGCTGCTGTTGCTGCTGTCCCTGCTGCGGCATGGTCCGCGCCCTCATGTAAGCCGGATCCTGGTAGGGCTGCTGCCCCGGATAATCAGGGATCCATCCGCCATACTGATCAATCATCTGTACCCCTCCTTAAACCAATAAAAAACGACGATCTCCGCCGTGCTGTCCCAGGTATCATATACGGTTCCGTCCTCCAGGCATACCGCATGGCTGCCCGTGCACAGGACATAGGTCCCGCTGGGATGATCCTGCGCAAAGTCCGCCACCGTGTAGCACTGCGGGCATACGTCCGGCACCATCCGCGCCCTGAATCCATGGTCCTTTAGGACGGCTCCCCAGACGGCGTTGCTGGACGGCATGTCCATCAGCTCCAAACCCTTGTCCGCCAGCAGCACGTATGCCTGCTCCCAGTCCATGCCCAGCGCCCTGGCCACGGCCCGCACCGTACAGTCGCCCACGCGCCTGCCGCCTGGGGATGGGTTATAGTATTCCCATCTCATTTTTCATCATCAGGCTTTACGCTCTCGATCACGTCGATCACAAACGTTTTCAGGGCGGACAAGCCGGCGCACGCAGCGCTCAGCAGAGCGGATTTCCAGGCCGCCCCGTCCATATCCAGGGATACAGTAGCCGGCAGCGCCACCAAAAACGCCTCCACGAATGTCCACGCCGCTCTCTCCAAAATGTTTTTCCAGTTGATCTTCATGACACGCGCCTCCCCTTCAGATCTCTGATATCGTGTTCCGCCTCGTTCATGCGGCCCTCCAGCTGGTAGGTCCGCTCCACCACCTTGTTGTGCTTGTCCACCTTTTTTTCCAGCTCCTCCAGCCGGTAGGCGATCAGGGCGCTGCTTTTGCGATTCGCCAGGTACACCCCGGCCAGGCTCAGCAGGCCCGTGATCACCGCGCTGATGATCGGCACCCAGATCTCGTTCATGTCCATCCCTCCTTTATTCTGTTCAGCTTGTCCTCCAGCATTTGCAGATCCCAGCGCATCCTGGAGATGAGGCCCTCCATCTCCCCGATCAGCTCGTCCCGGCTCCCGGGCGGGCCGCTCTCCTCCTGGTCGTCCGTCGGCTCCTGATCAGGATCCCCGCCCTGGTCTTCGTCCAGGATCCTCAGATACTCCGCCGACGCCCAGCCGGTGCGGCTGCCGTAGCAGATCTGATCCCAGTTTTTTTCCTCGTCGATGGCCAGGATCTCCACGACGTCCCCTTTTTCCAGGCGGAACAGGACGGGGTAGTTTGTGCCCGGTCCGCTGCGCACGTTCATCCAGGCCCCCGGGTTGTCCACCATGGCCCGGCCCAGGGTGTCGTCCGGCCGCTTCGGTACTTCCGGCGCGTGCTCGTTTTCCAGCCGCGCGGCGTCTGTGTAGTCGATCATTTTGAGTTCCCCCCAGTAGTCCCAATGGCTCAGTTCGCTCGTCACCACGCCCCAGCGCGTTCCCTTGGCCTCCACGCAGATCCCGCTGCCCACGTACACGCCGACGTGGTGGATGTGGTCTTCCTTTCCCTTCAGAAAAACGGCTGTGCCGGGAAGGATCGGTTTCCCGTCCTCCCGGCAGCCGTTCACCATGTGGCCCTTGTCCCTGCACCAGTCCGTATACTGGTAGCGGGCGTGGTGGACGATGGTCTCCCCCAGCTGCTTAAGCGCCCACACCAGCAGGCCGGAGCAGTCGCACACCTTCCGGCCGATCCACTGGGCGCCGTACTTCTTCGTCTGTTCCCAGTTCTTATGTCCCGGCTGGCTCCACGCCTGCTGCAGCGCCTCCGTCCACGTCCGCCCCGCCGTCCCGTAGATATAGCCCCAGGCTTCCATGAGCGGGATCAGGACGTAGGCGATAAAATTCTTTGCCGTTACCATGCTGTCACCTGCCTCTCTGGGGATACAGTAGCATACCCAGCCGCTGTATTTCTCCCCGGGAAGGCAGGTCATTTGGAGTTAATGTGTTATTTAAACCACGCTGTCCAGTTGGCTGGCGATATGCTCAGCGATCCGCTCCCGGCCCTCTGCGTTCGGGTGAGTGCCGTCTGTTGAGTCAAAGTACGCGAGGCGGGTGAATCGATTCGCACCCAAGGTGTAGTAATCATCAATGCAGGGAAACTGGTATTCCCGTGCGATCGTCTGCACCATTGCCACGAAATCGGTCAGCTTCGCATTCACACCGGCATAGTCTGCCTTTTCGTATGTGTTGCTGTCGTAAGCAAACGCTCCGTCCTCCAGATACCAGCGGTAAATCGGGGTAACTGGTATGATCTGGATGTGTGGATATGCCGTCAGGATCGTCTCGATGGCCGTCCGGTAGGCGTTGTCGAATGCGTACAGATTCGTAGTGTCTTCCGGGTCGGTCAGTTTGACCTCGGTCATGAAGTCGTTCGTCCCGTACTCCCAGAGGATGAAATCAACCTTGCTCCAGTCCACGGCCTTGACAGCTGTCAGACGGGCGGGAAAATAATAGGGACTCGGCCCGTTCGTAATGTTCGCTACAGCCGTTTCCTGCGCCGTCCAGTCCCCGCTGGCGATGGCGCTGGCGAGTCCCACCCCGGACAGGGCGTTCCAGTAGGTGTACTGGACGTTGTCCCCGTACCGGTACGCCATCCGGCTCCCGCCGAAAGCGCAGTTGATCACGGTCGCTCCGGTTTTCCGGGAAATCAGGTTGCCGATGCCGATCCGTTCGCCATAATCGCCGGAGAAGTTGCCGAAGATCGAGTCACCCATGAGCACGATCTTCTTCCCGTAAAATGTTCCGGCCTTCGGCGATTTCGTTTCAGAATACGGCACATAGCCGGCGAGCTCGTCATACGAAACGCAAATGTTCCCGCTTCTGTTCCTGGATGCCGTGATACGGATATATGCCGCAGTCGCAGGAAGGTCAACGGAGTTGGTAAGAGCATCAGAACCTGTTCCACTGGATGCGAATACAGATGCCCGGCTGTCGAATACCTTTTGCGATGTATAGTACCGGATATTAAGCGCATAAGCCGGGTCGGCGGAAGTACGGATGAAGTACAGTTTCCCGCGGGAAGCGTCCACGGGAATAAACCCGGTGCGCTCAACAGTCACGGTATCAGTTTCAACGCCGTTGTTATCGATGTTGCCCAGTTCCCATTTTGACTCGTCCAGCAGATTCGGCCCATACACCGAATAGCAGGATGTATCCAGCAGCTCCACCTCATGTTTCACGGCGGCGAACTCGTTGCTCCCTTTGATTCGTTTCAGTACCGGAGTACCGCTCCGGTCGTTCACGATCAGCTTGGCGGCATTCGCCGGGGCGGTTTTCCTGAAATCAAACAGGCCGGTGCCGCCGTTCTCAAGGCATTTGCCTGCGGAATCGATGTAACAATAACACATCTGCGTGGTATTGCCCTGTACCGTGATCTGGAACACGTCACCCGGAGCGCAGTCCACAACCGCATGGGTGTAGCTTCCGGTGCTTACCACCGTCAAAGGCACGTCATCGCCGACGGACTTATTGGTTGCGATGTAGCCGCCGGTAAACGTTGCGGTCAGATCAACGTATTCGCTGATTCCCCCGATGACGCTGCCATATGCGTTCTTTAAATCACCGATATCCGCCTGTGCCTTCGCGTCCTGGATGTCATAGGTCGTGCTGCCGACCGTTACCTTATCAAGATAGCTCATAACCTCGCCTCCTTATGTACCCGCCGGCGGCGTGATCACCAGGGTATTGCCGCTCACGCTGATGCCGTAGTTGTGCGTCTGCGCGTTGGCCGCCGCCGTTTCGGCCGCCTCCTGTGCCGTCTCCGCCGCCCTCTGGGCGGCCGCTGCCTTTGCTCCGGCCGTGCCCGGCACGGACCTCGCGATGCCGATCATCAGGCCGATCGATCCCATATCATTCATCAGCTGTTATCCTCCTCCGTGCCGATTTTGATCCACTCGCCGCTGCCGTCCAGCTGCCACATCTGGCCGAATCCATACGTGGCCGCCAGGCATCCCGGCCACACGTCCGTAAACCGGTTCAGCTCGCTTTCTTCGCTGACAAACACCATCCTGCCAGGCACGCCCTTCAGCGTCCTTCCGCCCGCGATTGCGTCGTACATATACGGCGCCCACCGCGTCGGGTCTGTTACGTTGACCTCGTCGATGTTGATGGCCACCTGGAACATGTCACCGTCGTTCGCCAGATAATTATCTATGAGCAAGCCAGTTGTTTCATCATAGATCTGTTTCAACACCGTTCCTATGCCGGCCAAGCTGTGTTGCACGCCGTTCAAATCAAAGCAATCATCAAAATCTGGTATCCGCCCTGGCGTATGTCTCGCCAGCACAAACTCAAATTGGTATACCGCCGGCCCCCCGGTCCAGCCCACATCCGTCAGGAATTCACTCAGGTCCGTTACAAACGGCGTGTCATAAAAGCTTGCGTTTTTTCCGTCCTTCCTGAACGTCGTGATCTTTACTTTAACGTTATCCATCTCGGACATTTACTCATCTCCCCCTTCGTTCGCCGCCGGCGGTGTGATCACCAGCGTCGTGTCGTTCACACTGATCCCGTAGTTGTGCGTCTGCGCGATGTCCCGCGCCGCCTCCGCCGCCTCTTTCGCGGTCAGGGCCGCTTCCTTTGCGTCGTCCGCCGCGTCTCCTGCGGCTACCGCTTCGTCCCTGGCGTCCGCGGCCGTCGCCGCCGCTTCCATCACGCCGTCGAAGCTGCCCTCGATCTCCTCCGCCGCCAGGAAGATCCTGTCCGCCCAGTCCGGCGCCTTGCTATGCGGGTCCCACCGTTTCTCCGTTTCCCCGCTCAGCACGATGGCCCCGCACGGGCTGGATCGCACCTGCTCCCCGCCGTTCAGCCAGGCGAACGTGTAGGTGTACAGCCCCGGCCGGACCATCAGCTCGTCAGGCACCTCGCCGCTGATGTACCCGTCCGCGTACGCCACCGTCACCGGCCAACGTACGCCGCCCGGCGCGGTCACCATCAGGTACGGCAGCCCGGCCGGATAGTCCGCCTTCCATCCCCGCACGTTGATTTTCACGGTCACCCCGGTGTCCCCTGCCCTGGCCAGCTGGGTTCTCCCGTTGGCCCTCAGTTCAATTACCTTCATGCGTCACCTCCCAAGATGAGTTGCGCCTGCCCGGCCACCTCCACATACGGGCTGTCGTACCGGATGCCCGCCCCGGTGATCTGTCCGCCCCGCAGCGCGTTCAGCGCCTGCGCGGTCAGGCGGATCCTCGCCACGGAGCCCACGTCGACGTCCGCCTCTCCGATGGCCATTGTTCCGAATACCTCGTTGTAGGCCGCCGTCTCCGGGTCCTGCGCGGCGATCACGCCGTACAGGGTAATGTGCGGCCTGGCCGCCTCGCTTGCCTTCAGGGCGATCTCCACCTCAGCCGATACGGCTTCCTGCGGCACTGTCTGGCCAAACACCCAGCAGCACACCGACGTTTCCCACACGGTCGTCGTCCTGGGCTGGCCCTGGTCCCACCACTGGCGGCTGGTCTTGTACCGGCCCGCCTTCAATGTGTCCTGCGCCGTCCACCTGTCCCTGTGGGTCAGGCTGTACGCCGCCGTCGCGCTGGTCAGGATCTGGGTGGTCGTCCGTCCGCTGACGGCCGTCGTCCCCTCCTCCTGCCCGCGCAGGACGCCCCGCAGCTCCTCGATGATGCCCGCGCTGGGCAGTCCGCCCGCCGTCGGCTCCGTCCACTCTACGGTCCGTTCCTCCACGTCCAGGAATCGGTTCGCCGCCTGCTGCAGCGCTCTCACGTCCGCCGCCCAGCTGGCAAACGCCCCGTAGCTGCCCGGCGACATCTCGGCCAGCCCGTGCAGGCGCAGGCGCTGGTTGATATAAAACTCCAGCTCCCTGAGGTCCGCCGTGTGGCTGCGGATCTCGTCGCTGATCACGTCCCCGGCGCTCACCGTCCGCGTCCACACCGGCGCGCCCCAGGCCGTCGTGTCCCCGTCCGCCGCCACGTGCAAAAGCAGCGTCGCCCTGTCGCTCATCCGGCAGTAGCCCGGCGCCCCGTCCTCCTCCTGATAGAGCAGAAAGGCGTTGACGTTTCCCCGCCCGATCTCGATCAGGGTCGCGCCCGGGATCGGGAAGATCACCTCCGTGCCCTGGGTGATGTGGCATTTATGCAGCTGCCGCATGGCCAGGGCCAGGCACTGCTCCCGGCTCATGTACGTTTCGCCCATGCTGCCGATCTTTGCCGGAGCCACGCACACGGACACCGCGCCGTCCCCGTAGGCCGCGTCCCGCCTCAGCGCCAGCTCCGCGCTGATCAGGCGGTTTTCGCCGATTGCGTTCGATATTTCCTCCCCGTCAAACAGCACGGCGGACAGGGCCCGCTTTCCGTCCCGGTTTCCCTTCCGTGCCGCTCCCCGCGCCCACCGCGCCATGCCGGCCCCGATCCCTGAGCCGATGTGCACCCACACGGCCGTGCTCTCAATCGTTTTTGTCTCCATGCCGCACCTCAGGCGAAACGCGCCCCGGTGATCGTCCCGTCCGCGCCGATTTCAAGCTCCCCGACGGTCAGCCCGGCGAAGGTCGGAGACGCGGTAGTTTTTACGCTCTGGTCAAACAGGTCGTCCAGCCCGTCCAGTTTCTCCTTGTCCTCCGCGCTCATGAATCCGTCCGCGCCTTCCGTACCTGTTTCCGTGTCCGGCGCGGTCGCCAGCCCGTGCGTATGCACGCCCTGCACGGTCTCGTCCGTCACGTATGTGTCCCCGTTCGACATCTCCAGCACCAGCTTCCCGGTATACTGGTCATTTTCTTTTTGGTAGTAAGCAGCCACCACCCAGTTGTCCGTATGCTCCACCGCGTCCCCGGCGTATACGCCTCCGTGTACGTTCACGATAAACGGCCATGTGCGCAGCGTCACGTCCGGGTCCTGCCCGGTGTACAGGATCAGCTGGGCCGCCCACTGGTCCGCGGACGATACCATGGCCGGCGTCGGCACCAGTGTCGCCCAGGTGTCCCCCAGCTCGCAGTTGATCAGCAGATCCTCCTGCCCGGGGCAGGCCAGCTCTACCTTCGCGGCGATCACGCCCGCCGCCTCCATATCGATCAGCCTGCCGTTCAGCACCGGGATCAGCCTCAGCGCCCTGGCCCCGTAGTCTCCCTCCTGCAGGTGGATCACCTTCTGCGGCTCGTTCCCGTCGCAGTCCAGGCTGACGGTCGTCGTAATCAGGATTTTGTCCAACACTCCTCACCATCCTTTACATCATCGCATTGCGCGCCTCCGGCGCCCAACGCTCCACACGGCGCACATCGCCGTCATTGTGCTGCGAAACCCTCCGGGTTTCTCCGCCGGGCTTGCGTCATCTGCTGTGGTAAGCATAGCAAAAGCAGCCTGGGATTTCTCCCCGGCTGCTTTCGCGTTTACTTTCCAAACTTTCCGGATCCGAAGCTTCCGCTTCCGAACCCGCTCTTCTTCTTGCTGCTCTTCTTGCCGAACCCTCCGCTCCCGAAGGATCCGCTCCCGAACCCGCTCTTCTTCTTGCTGCTCTTCTTTCCGAACCCTCCGCTCCCGAAGGATCCGCTTCCGAAGCCCTTGCTCCCGAACCCGCTCTTGCTGCTGGAGCTGGAGCTGCTCCCGGCGGAGTTGGTCCAGCCGGCGATGGTGGTGCGCTTCATCCCCATCTCCACCAGCATGTTGGTAATCCTCCTCACCTCCGCCATGTCGCCGGCCTGATACGCCGCCTGCAGCATCGGTTTCCAGTGGCTGGTCAGGCTGCTGTTGATGGAGCTTGACTTTTTCCCGGCCTTCAGCATTTCGTCCCGGATGGCTTTTGCCTGTTCGATGTCGCCATATTCCAGCAGGCTGTTCATCTGCCCGTTGGTGTACTGCGAATCGCTCTCATCCTTGGTCATTCCGCTCACGATGTCTTCATAGGTCATCGGTTCGCTGCTTCTGGTTGTCTCCTGGTTGTCATCTGTCTTTTGCATCTTTCCGCGTTCCGCTTCTACATATTTCACGGCGTTGGTCATGCTCAAACCCATGCTGACCAGTTCATTGATCAGCGCGTTATACTCCGCCAGGTCTCCCCATTCGATCGCTTCAGCGGCTTCTCTGATCTGCGGGATATTCTCCTTCTGCCAGGTGGCGATGGCCGTGTTGAGCGCGTCCGCCGTCTTTCCCTGCCTCAGCTGCTCGTTGTACAGCCGCGTCGCTTCCGCCTGGTTCCCGTCCATCATCGCCCGCGCGATGTATCCGGCCACGGCCTTATTGCTCGTCTCCCGGCCCTGGGCGCTGCCGATCACCTGCGTTCCCGCGATGGCCAGCGGGGACGCGCTGGCAAAGGTTCCGCCCTTGCCCGTCGCGAAGTCCGCCGCGTTCGCCGCGACGCCGTCCAGCAGGTTCAGGAAATTCTGTGCCGGCAATCCGAACATCTGCGTCACGCTCAGGCCCAGCTTGCGCAGCTTCGGCCACACCTGGTTCAGTTTCTGCGCGTCCGTCAGGTCCTGATTGCCCAGCGTCTTCATGGCCTCCCCAAAGCCGTAGAGGTTCTGGTACAGGTCGTTGATGGTGCTCACGCCCGCCGCCTCGATGTCAAACGGGCTCTTCCCTTCGAACAGTCCGTTGATCAGGTCGAAGATCTCGCTGCCGCCTGCCACCATGCCGGCCACGCTGCTGGCGCTGTCCTTCAGGATCTGGCCGCCCACGCTTTCCGCCGTCAGGTCGCCCTTGTCATCCCGGTAATCGCCCATCTTGTGCATCAGGGCCTTGCCCACCGCCGTCATAATGCCCAGGATCACCGCGCTGGTAATCTGGCTGGAGATGGCCGTCGCCAGCTGCGTTTTGGCCGCCTTCAGGGCCGCCTGGTTTTCCGCGCTGTTGTTGGCCTTGGCCGCCTTTGCCTTGTCGCTCAGATTGGCCGCCGCGTCCACCAGGATGCCGAAGTTCTGCATGCTCTGGGTCTTGTACATCGTCAGGCTTTTCACGATCTGGCTTTGGCTCCTCAGGATCTGCGGCCTCTGCATCGTCCCGTATTCGGGCTGCGTCTGCTCCAGCGCCTCCTCATACACCCGCGCTACGGCCTGCTTATATTCCTCCGTCCCGCGCTTAAGATCTGTCCTCTGCTCGTCCACATAGTATTCGCACGCCTTCCAGATCACCTTGGTGGTCGCGATGTCCATGCCCTGGATGCCGTTGGTCATCTTGTGCAGGAATTTGCTCATCCTGGTGTTCCGGTTCGCGTTCGCCTCCAGGTCGCTCAGCTTCCCGCTCCTGCGCTCCCACAGGGCGCTGGTGTACGGGTCGATCTCCTTCTCCACGTCCATGGCCTTCAGGCTCGCCGGGTTGAAATATTTCATGGCCTTCATCAGCGGCTTCCAGCCCAGCACGGACGCCGCCGCCGGATAGCTCGCCGCCTGCTTGATGATCACGCTCGGGTTCCCGGACAGCACAGCCCCGGCCACATTGCCGCGCAGCCGGTCCAGCGGGCTGCTTTCCACCCGGCTTCCGCCCTGCAGGTCGCTCATCAGTTTCTCAAAGTATTGGCCGTATTCCATGCCCTGCGTCTTGTTGATCACTTCCTTGACGCTTGTGGTGTTTCCTGGCATCTTCCCGTTATAGATCCTCGTCGCGTTCCTCGTCGGGATCGCAAAGCCATAATAGGCGCTCACGTCCCGCACCTGACGGTTGATCACGTTCGTCAGGTCCATCAGCATCATCGGGTTGTGGGCGTTCACGCGCTCTTTCAGGAAGCCCATGCTCGTCAGCCGCGCGTCCGTCACCACGCTTTCAAACTCCTTGCCTATATAGCGCGGGTCGCGGAAGATGGGTACGTAGTTGCTCACATTTGCTTTCCTGAAACCGTTCAGCAGCAGGCTCGTCTCGTTGATCGCGTTCTTGCTGAGCTTTTCCATGTTCTTCCAGGCGTTCATCCAGGCCTTCTCATAGTCCGTCATATCGTCGACGATCTGCTCCGCCTGCTCGGCGGTAAAGTAGACCCTTTCTCCCCTGGCATATGCTTCCTTCTCCTTGCCCTTCTTCATCAGCTCCTCGTCCGGGATCGTCAGCTGGTACAGCGTTTGGCCGCCGTCGCCTTTCTCGCCCACGGCCCGCATGGCCTCCCGGTTTTCATCGCTCTGCCAGCTCAGGCCGAAGAAGGCCCGCATGGCTCCGTTCATCTTCCAGGTCCGCCCGCTGTCCTGCCCTGTCTCCGTCAGAATCTGAATCCCCGTGTCGTACCAGGTCGCGTTCTTCCCGGTGAATTTGTCAAACTTCTTTTCGTTCTCTCCCCGGGTCAGCCCCTCAAAGGTCTTGGTCATGTTCATGGTCAGCATGTTGGCTTTCCGCTGGCCCTCGCTTTGCTCTTCGCCCATCCTCGTCCAGGCGTTGTTTCCGTGATGGCCCAATATGGCGTAGAAGCGCTGCGGGTTCAGGTGGGTCAGGATGCCTTTTCTGATCAGACGCCCAATTCCTTTCAGTTCCTTGGGATTCTCCCTCATCACCTTGACCGCGTCTTCCGCCTCTTCCTGAACCGCCTGGTTCTTCTGCCGGCCCACGGTTTCGTTGCTGGTTTTGATCTGATATACGATGGACGTCAGCGTCCCATCCACGAAATTCAGCTCGCTGTTGCTCAGGTTCCGCAGGCTGCCCTTTTCCTCCAGCAGCCTGGTCACGTCCTGCATGTCGCGGTACAGCCCTTCGTCATACATCGTGCTGGTCAGATAATCTGTGCTTTCTCTGGCGTCCCGCAGCGCGTTCTCCAGGCGCTTGCTCATCTTCGCGGCGTCTCCGCTCCTGTCTGCGCTCGTCAGGCTCTCCACCAGGTCTGCCGCAGCCCTCACCTGATCCATCGGGATATAGCCTTTTTTCTCGCTCGGGCTTGAGAACATGGTCCTCAGCTCCCCGCCCTTTTTGCGGATGCTGCTGAGTGCCTTGTTCCTTTCCCGTGTCTGCCTGGCTATCAGCCTGTTGTCCATCGCCTTGAGCTTCATCTGCTCGATCTGCTTTTTGAGGCTGTCCCGTCCGGCCTTCAGCCGTTCAATCTGGTGCTGGGCCTTTTCAAACTGCTGCTCCGCTTTGTTTGCCTGAGCCAACTGCCGGCGGTATTCGTCCCGCTTCGCCCGTGCGGCTTCCAGTTTCTTTTGCAGAGCCTTCATGTCCTTGACCGCCTGCTCCGATTTTTCGGCAATCTCCCGGTACGCCGCCCGCGCCTGGTCAACCTCCTCCCTGGTGGCGTTGCTCTTCTTCAGCTGATCCAGCTGCTTCACCTTGTCAAACAGCTGCCTGTTCAGGCTCTGGTTGACGTTGTCTGCGTCCGCCAGTCTCCGGTTCAGCCGGTCGATCTCCTCCTGCTGCCGGTCCGTTTCCTCCTGCAGCCTGGTCACTTCCTGGAGTGCCTGCTGGTGCTTGTCCGCGTCGATCCTTTCCACTGTCCTGGTTGGTACTACGGTCGCCCCGGCTTCCATGTACTCGGCCACCAGGTCCAGCGCCCGCCGGTCCAGCATGGCCATTTCCTCGTCCGTCAGCGTCCGCTCTTCCCCGTTCACGCTGCGCGCCTTTTCCACCGCGTCGTTGAATTCCATGATCATCGTTCCCACGGACACGATGCTCGGATCCTTCCCGATCAGCGGGGCCAGTTCCTCCCAGACTTCCTCCAGCCCGATCCCGGTCTTTTTGTTTGTAATCGGCACCATTCCTGCCGCCTGCCTGCGGAATGCCGTCATCCCGCCCGCGTAATACTGCAGCTCCTTCTTCTGCTCCGCCGTAATGTACAGCGGGCCGTGCTGGGCAAAGAAGGCTTTCAGGTTATCCCTCGTCGGGTTCTCCCGCTCGTCGGTGTACAGGTCGCGCATGGTTCCCTGCGCCTCTCGCAGCGCAAAGTCCACGAAGCCCCTGGGGTCTCCCTCATAGCCGTCCAGGGCGGCAAACAATTCCTTCACGGCTTTTTCAATGCTCTTCTGGTCCTTGCCGTAGGTGTAGCTTTCAAGGCTCTTTGCGATCTCAGCCACCTGTTTTTTCCAGTATCCAGGCGTCCGCTGCACGCCGCCTTCCTCGTCCTGTGTTTCCCGCAGCTTCATCTGCCGCATTGTGTTGATCAGCTGCCACCCCGCGTCGCTCGTCCTGGCCACGTCGCTCCCCAGATCCAGCATGTCCCTGGCGTCTTCCGCGTCCACGGCATAGTTGATATCCGCGTTTTCATCACTTAATGAATATCTCGGGTCTTTTATTTCAGAGTTGAAGCGTTGACTGAGCGGTATCACATTTCCGTTATCGTCATAGGTAACAGGATCCAGCAGCTTATAGCTCTCTTCAGTGTTCTCAGGATCATATCCCAGTTTGTCCAGGTCCAGCGGGCCCATCGCTTTTTCTTCAGTGCCCTTTTCCTGATACGCCTGCCATTCCTGCGGCAGATATCCATGCTCTTGCAGGATCTCATTGCATTCCTCTTCAGTCAGTGCCCTGTTGATTTTCAGTGCTCCGCTGATATACCAAGCACCAATATCGCTCGCGTTCGCCATTGGGTTTGTAGCAAACTTATAGGACCCGTTTACAGGCATTTCCTGCCGGTCGTAATACTTTTGCTTTCCATAGTTCTTACTCTTCTTATCCGTGTCGAGCTTGGAATTCGTGTAGTCTATGTCCGCCGGCATTTCGCACTCAAACACAACCTGGTTGTACCTATGCACATTCTCATAGTTGCTGCCCTCAATCTTCATGCCTCCCTGCGGGAAGAAAGGAAGATCTCCTGCATGCCAGCCCGGTCTGTAGGCCAAGGATGTCAGACTTGTCACCGGCTTTTTCCCGCCAGGCATATACAACTGCCCGTCGCTTCTGCGCTCGATATACCCGTTTTCGATCAGGCCCTCAATATCTTTAGCACTGATATCAGAAATACTGGTCTGCCTTCCGGTTGCTCCTCCCTTTGTGTTGGGGTTCTTTGTGCTTACTACATACTTTCTTCCATTGCTCTGATCTGTAAAATGGAAAGTATCTTGCGCGTCCAGCCATACGCCCACCGGGATGGAGTTTTGACTGCTGACAAACAGAGCGCTTGGTTTTCCCTGCTTGTCCATCGTAAACGTTTTGTACACCTTGATCGTCTTTTTCGGTGTGGGTCCGCGCCTTACCTTGTACGTCGGTACATCCGTCGCTGCAAACACCTGGGCTCTCATCTCTTCAGCGCGTTGGTTTACCATCTCCTGCGCTTTGTCCATGTCGCCGCTGTCCACGGCCTGCTGGTATTCCTGATCCGTATCCGCACTCACAGAATACCTGATCCTGGTGGCGGAAAGTTTTCTTTCTATTTCACCTTCAGGTTCCCATCCCATCAGCTGCGCATACCCGGCCTCGTCCTGGCTTTCCAGCATCTGCTTGATATACCGGCCCATGCTCACAAAAGCCCGGTTCGCCTCTTCGGATACTTTCCATGTTTTCAAATCGTAGTCGTTCAGCACCTGGCTGATCACGCCGCCTCCGCTGGCGTATTCCAGGGCTGCCGTCATCAGCCTGCGCGTGTTGTCCCAGTTGGCCTCGATGCCGCCTTTCTCCAGCACCTGCCCGGCCAGCGCCAGCGTCGCCGCGTTCATTTCCTCCCGCGTCGTTGCCGCGTCCATCATCTGATGATAATCGTCCAGCATCTGGCTGTTGCTGCCAAGGCTCTTGGCGGCTTTCTTCGCGTTCTGCAGTTCTTTCGTCTCCTCGAGCGCCCGCTCGATGACGGCCCGCATGTTCTCCATCGCGTCCGCCTGTTCATGCAGCACCCGCGCTTCCGCCTTGTTCGCGCCGTATTTGTCGATCATCCGCCGGATGTCCTGGAGCACCTTTTCCGCCCAGTCGCGGATCCTCTCGGCCATGCTCCTGTCTTCCATCGCCAGCACGCGCAGCGTCCGCTCGTCGCCGATCACGTCGTACATCCCGTCCGCGATCACTTCCTCCAGCGCCTGCCGCCGCGCCTTCTGTTCGTTTTTGTCCAGCAGGTTCCGGTATCTCACCAGCTTTTTGTCCACCAGCTCCTCGATGTCAATTCCTGTGCGCCGGGCATAATCACGGTACAGCTTTTCCATCCGCTGCGCCCCGTTCTGGTTGAGGTTGCTGATCATGTGGTACAGCTCATGCCCCAGCGTGGTCCGCAGCGGCGCCTTTCCGTCCTGCGCCAGATGGATCACCATCCCGCCGCCTTCGTTTTTGTCATAGTAACCGTTAATGATTCCACTGACTTTCCCGTTCCGCAGCGTGCTGTCCATCACCACGGCAAAGCCGTGCTCTTTTGCGTAATCATGGATCACGCGCAGTTCTCTTCCGGTCTGCTCGTCCACGTCCCCGCTCCAGGTGTTGATGGTCAGCCCTGACTGATACGGCTGTCTGCTGCCGTCCGTGTTCCGCCGGTTAAATCCATAGTTCCGGTTGATCTCGTCGGCTTGCTTTGCCTCCTCTTCGTTCGCCCCGGTGCTGTTCTTTTCCGTCTCAGGCAGCTGAGGCGCTTCTTCCGCTGTCAGCTCCTCCTCCTCCTGCGTCTGCGTCTCCGGCAGCTCTGTCTTTTCCCTCCTTGGCAGCGGTTCCGGCCTGTGCTGGTTCTCCATGGTCTCAGGCTGTTCGCCCTGTTTTGCTGCGGGTTCCCCCGGCCCCTGGGCAATCGTCTGAGCCGTCAGTTTCTCCGCCTCCTGCGTCTGCGTCTCCGGAAGCTCTGTCTTTTCCCGCTTCGGCACGGGTTCCGGCCTGTGCTGGTTCTCCATGGTCTCAGGCAGTTCGCCCTGTTTTGCGGCGGGTTCTCCCGGCCCCTGGGCAATCGTCTGGGCCGTCAGCTCCTCCGCCTCCTGCGTCTGCGTCTCCGGCAGCGCCCCTTCTTTGTTATCGTCCCGCTTCGGCACAGGCTCCGGCCTGTGCTGGTTTTCAACGGTCTCAGGCTGTTCTCCCTGTTTTGCGGCGGGTTCCCCCGGCTTCTGGGCAATCGTCTGGGCCGTCAGCTCCTCCGCCTCCTGCGTCTGCGTCTCCGGCAGTGCTCCTTCTTTGTTATCGTCCCGCTTCGGCAGCGGTTCCGGCCTGCGCTGGTTTTCAACGGTCTCTGGCTGTTCGCCCTGTTTTGCGGCGGGTTCTCCCGGCCCTTCAGCCTTCCTGCGGGCATTCTCACGGTCCTGCTCGTCCTGCTCGACCTTTTCCTCGGCGATCCTGTTTGCCTTTGCTTCGTCCCGTTTCCTCTGGGCTTCCTGATATTCCCGCTCGGCTTCCTCACGGCGTGCCACGGCCTCCCGCGCCTCTGCTTCCAGCCTGGCCCGGTCTTCCGCCTGCGCGCTTTGGTCATTGGCCGCCATGATGGCCTGCGCCGCCGCCGTCTGCGCCTCCCGCAGTTTCAGCTCCGCCGCCCTCACGTCCGTCTCCGCCTGGTTCTTGGCATTGTCCTCTACCCTTGCCGGCTCCGGCTGCCTTTCGCTGCTCAGCTCCGCTTGCGCATTGCCCGCTTTCATCTCTTTCGGCGTGGCAGGATGCTGCCGCCTGTAATCCGCGACCCCCCTCACCTCTGCGATCACATCCGGGTCAGCCCCTTTGGCCTCCAACCGGTCTGCCAACCGGTCATAGCTCTCGGCTGATCCGTCGTCAAAGATTACATCGCTCGGGTTTGCACGCCTGTTCTCAGCCTCCTTCCGGATCTGTTCCACTGTTGCGGGGTCTAAGCCGGCTGCCTCATAGGCATCCGCCATCAGATCCATATACTCAGCAGACCCGTCGTCGTAATAGTATTCCTCATTTATGCTGCTGCTGCCGTAGGGTCCCGGGTTATAGGCAGGCATATCGGTTCCCCGCTCAAAAGTCCTTCCATGCTCGGCCTTCCATCGGGCGAACTTTACGATCGCCTCCGGTTCGCCCTCCTGCTCCATCATGTCAGCATCTTCGCCCATTTGTTCTGGCGAAAACACGCTGCTGTTCATTACGCGGTTTCTTCTGATCTCCTGTGTGGTCATCCCGCGGTAACCAGGATCGCTCTGCGCGCGGCCGTACGGCAAGTCCTCATCATTTCTCGTCGGCGCTGGCTGCCTTTCGCTGCTCAGCTCCGCCTCCGCCCGCGCGTCCGTGCCGCCCATCGGCCGGTCCGCTTTCCTGTCCGCCCCGGAAGCTTCCGCCTCAAAAGCGTCGTGCTGTCCTTCCGTTTCTTCCTGCTGTTTTGCCTGTTCTGCGATTGCCGCCATCTTCTCAAGCAGCTGCTGCTCCTGCTCAGTCAGGCTTTGTCCTGCCCGGTGCTTTGCTACAACATTTCTTAAACTGGATGCGCCTTCTGTCAGAATGCCCATGCCAAGAGATTGCAGCGCCGTCTGAAGGATCGTGTCTCCGATTTCTGCCACGTCGATCAGCGCTTCCTCGTCATGCAATCCAACCGGTTTAAAATACTTTACAGGTCTTCCTTCAGCCGCGCTTTTAACGTTTTCAAGGCTCTTGCGTTCAAGCCCCTGGAACACTTCTTCTTTCGGTTCGTCCAGCAAGGCCATGGCCGCCAAACGGGCAAGAAAGGTCTTTCCTTTGTTGTCTCCGTTGACAAATCCTTCGAAGCCGCTCGCTACGTCGCCGCCTCCGATTTCAATGGCGGTGTTCAGGATGGAATCCGACAAACTGAACACATAATCTCCGGATGTCAGATTATCGATGCCGCCCTTTTCCGCCGCCAGCTCTCTCACGTTTTCCTCGTATGTATTCGCCGCCAGCAGGACAGACGTTGGCTTATTAAACGCGTTTTTAAATCCCTCGGCCAACAGCCTGAGGACATTGCTTCCGCCTTCCATCACATTGATGTTGGCTGCCGCCGCAGCCGTGACATCCTTTGTGGTCGCAAAAACGCCCAGCGGCGCGGCCAACCAGCCGATGATCATATCCCAGCTCTGTGTGCCAAGATTACTGCCAACGCCCTGAATCGTCGTTGAGCCTAATGTCGCAATATAATCAGACGTGGCTTTGTCGATTCCCAGCTCTTCCGTGATCGGTGCAAGCTCGGCCTTTGCCCTTGCCGTCATGTCCTGGTTCATTGCGTTGGCAATATTCGCCTGCGCTGCAGCGTAATCCCTGTTAGATTTCTGGATTCCGATTTCTTCAACTTTGAAAGCCGGTTTCGCCCATTCCGGCTGTCCCAGCAGGTTGTACAAATGTTCGCCGCTGATCGTCTTCCCGATAAATGCCCATATGTTGTTGGTCGCGTTCGTCATTCCGGCCCACAGATTCTGGCCAAACGTTTTCAGATCCTGCCACCTCTGTGGCACATTCAGGACAATTTTCCCCACTGCCTCCGCGTATTTTCCCAGTTTTTCGCCGGACGCCACGGTCGCCCCGCTCTGCAGCTGCTGCGTTGTCAGCATGTTATCAAGCACGCCGCCCATAAATCCGCCCAGCGTCGCGTCCCTCGGCGCTTCCGTCCACGCCTCCACGATGTCCGCCAGCTCACCACGATCCGTTCCGCCCTGGATGCCAGCGTTCAGCTTATCCAGGTCCGCTTGTGCCGCTTCCCACTCTTCCGGCGGAAGTGATCCGTTATCCAGTTCTTTTTTGAGCGCGTCTTTTGCCGCGTTCACTTTATCATCAGCCAGCAGCCTGTTGATCCTCTGATCCTCCAGCGTGCTGCCTGCCGCCGCGTTAAAGGTGATCCCGTCCTTTGCCGGTGTCCACAGTTGCTCTCCTTCCGGCCTCCACAGTTTGTTCTGGCCGTAAAGCTCCTCCGCCGTCGTCCTATCCCATTCGGCGACGCCGTCGGCTCCGCCCGCAGCGTAAGCCTGCGCCATGCTGCGCTGGGCTTCCTCCGTCAGCTCCGCGAAGTCAGCGTCCGTATAGCCGGCCGCCTCCGCCGCCTCGCGCAGGCCCGGCGCTTCCGTCTCATACCGCTGCAGCGGGTTGGTCTGGTTGGCGTAGGTCTGCAGCTGGGCCAGCGTCTCCGCGTAGGTATTTTCTTCCTCTCCGGTCGGCATCCATGCGCCGGCTCCCTCGCGCCTGTACTGGATCGCGTCCTGCAGGGCCTGCGCCTTCTTTTTCAGCGCCTGATCCTGGATGTTGTCAATCCCGCCGATGGTGTCCAGCAGCCCGTTGAACCAGGCTTCCCTGTCCGCGTCCGCCCGGTCGCTCTTGAGCGGCGCCCGGTACGTGTCATAATCCACCGCGCCGGCTTTCGCCCCTTTCCCGCTGAAGGTAAAGCCCGGCCGGAACGCGCCGGCCATCTGCTCCTCCGTCGCCCCGTTCTTCGCCAGCAGATCCCTGATCATTTCCGGATCCCTCAGATAAATCGGCACGTCATTTTTCCCCAGGTCCTCCAGCATCGCCTCGCTCAGCTGCTGATCCAGGGACAGCCTGGTCTCCCGCACGGCCGCCTCGCCCGCGGCTGCCGCTTCCAGGAAATTCTTTTTCTTCGGATCATAGACGGATTTATAGCCCAGCTGATAGCGCCGCTTGTCATCGTCGTTCAGGTCGTCAAACTGCATCGACGGCGTCAGAGCCTTCGCGCCTGTATTCAGCGCCCCGCTCACGATGCCGCCCTGATCGTTAAAATATTTGCTGTTGTTCTGCCAGGTAAAGAGCCTGTCCTCGCCGTGCAGCGCCGCGCCGACGTAATCGTCCGGGTTCTCTTTCAGCCAGTCTTTGTATCCTGCCTGGTACTGCGTCTTCTGGTCGTCGTCCAGGTTGTCAAACTGCACAAACGGGGCGCGGCTTTTGCCGGCCCCCGTGCCCTGATCAGATTTGCCGAACGACCCGCTGTTCCCGAAGCCGCCCGAACCAATTGTAAACTTATTCGCCATGGTATCCCTCCGCCAGCTCAATCATTTTTTTCTCCAGTTACTTACGAAATTCGCGTATTCTTCACTGTTAAGATTTGAATTCTTTCCTGTTCCTCCCGTCTGGCCAGCCCTTGGGTCACGTTCATACGTGTAACCTCCGCCTGTCTGAGCATTCTGAGCGTTTGGCACAACTTTATTATAGTTAGGCGCACTCCCTGCGAGCACTTCCCGTGTGACGCCGGTTTTATCCTGTCTGGCAAGCCAATCCGCGTATGCGTTCATTGTCGCCTGATTTACACCATTCACTTTATAATTATTATTCTTCAGATACTTCAGGGTATCCCTGTCAAAAGTATCAGACGCGCCAATCAGCGCCAGCAGCGTTTCCGGATCTACCTGCCCGGCAGCTCCCGCCGCTCCCGGCAAAACGATGGTCGGCCCGCCGCCTCCGCCCATCATCGTCTGATGGCTCAGGCTCGGCAGGGTCTTGAGCATCGCCTGATATGCCTTCTGTTCGTCTTCCCAGCGCGCGTATTCGTTGGCGTCCAATTTGGAGAGGGCCTCCAGGTTGTTCCGCTTGTCGTCCTCGCCCTGGCGGTACTGCTGGTATGCCAGCTGCTGCAGCTCTGGGATCATCCCTGCCAGGTTGCCCAAGGATTCCTGGTACGCCTGCTGGCTCGCCATCGCCCCGTAGCTGTTGCCGTATCCCCCGGTCAGGGCCGCGCTCTGGCCCTGGGTGTCCATCATGGCCTGCCGCCCCTGTTTCACGTAATTGTCTTTGATCTGCTGATACAGCCCGTCCGCGTTCACGTCGTACCTGAACGGCTCCGGGTTCAGCAGCTGGTTGGTCAGCTGCTGCATCGCCCCGGCGTAGGGACTGTTATACGCCCCCGGGTTCGCCGCCAGGAAGGCCGCCGGGTCCGTGATCTTTCCCCCGGCCCCGATGGCGTTGTACCACTGTCCCCGGCCCGCGTTCCCCATGCCGTTCACGCTCATGCCGGTCACCGGCATCGCCGTCGCCGCCGCCTGGGCCGCCTGCCGGTTTGCCGCGCTGTTTGCGCCGACCACGTTCTGCACCTCCTGCGCCGTCATCGCGGGCGCGCCCTCCGGCGCCGTCACCAGCTCCGTGCCCTGCGTGTTCTGCCGGGTCCGTCCCTGCTGGTAGGCCGTCTGCTGTCCCGCCAGCAGCCTGGCCAGCGATACGCCCTCCGGCAATTTGTTACTGTTCGCCATAGCCAAATACCCCCATCCCTATGATCGTCAGCGGGATTACCCGCGTCTCCGCGGCCGTCCCGCCCTCTGTCTCCGTCTCATGATAGATCCTCGCCGTGCCGACGCTCTCGCCCGCTCCCGGCGTCACCGGCCCCATCCACACATCCTGATGGACGCCGCCCCCGATGACGGCCAGCGTCGCGTACCGCACCGGTATTTTTGATTTCCACGCGCCCAGATCCACGTCCGCGTGGGATACCCCGCCGCTGACCGTCCATTCCTCCACCGTCACCGTCAGCGGCTGCACGTTCAGCTGGATCCCTTTCTTTTCGCCGATCCGGGCGATCAGGCAGCCGTCGCTCATCGTTATCGTCACCAGGTTCCCCAGCGTCAGGCCCAGCTGCTGGGCCGTCACATGGTGCGGGTTGTCCCGCCTCAGCTCATGGGCCGCCAGGGCTCCGGCCGTTGTGTTTGTGTTCGTCACGCCCACGCCCTGGGTCAGCCCGGCCATGGCCTCCTGATAGCCGTCCGCCTTCGCCTCCTCCAGCTCCATCTGCAGCTGGGGCACAAGCCTCGCCAGGTAGCGCATCAGCTTATCAATGTCCAGCTCCGCGTCCCCCGTCCTCGTTATCCCCGGAAGCTCCAGCATGGTTTCGCCCCCTCCATCATCTCAAACACCCGCGTCACCGCGTACACGATCACTTTGCCCGTCCCCCGGTAGCGGATGGAAAAATGGTCGCAGCTCCTCGCGATCAGCGGCAGGGTCACCGTCTTTTTGACCTCCGTCTCGTAGCTCATGGCCCTGTGCCAGCGCCCGTCGCTGTTGTACTGGATGTCCAGGTCCACGTGCGCGCCCCGCTCCATCTGCAGGCGGATCTCGATCTTTTTGAGCCGCTTTTGCTGGGTCGCCCGCTGGCCCATGCCGTACTCGGTCAGCATGTCCCCGGTCACGGCCTCCCAGGTCACCGGTCCCTCGATGTCCGCGTCGTAGTCCTCCAGCATGGACCCGGCCCCGTCGATCCCCCATACGGTCCCCTGGTCGTCCAGGATATAGTCCCCGTCCCCGGTCCCGGCAAAGGCTTCCGCCCGCATGCTGTCCTCCCGGTGCCAGAGGTTGTACATCGTATCCAGCACGTACAGCTGCGGCCCGTCCTCCGTCACCGCCGACAGGTACAGCTTGTTCCCGTGCGGCCCGCAGACGGCGCTGTCCAGTTTCCCGTCTCCCAGCGCCTCGCTCACGCACACCGGCCCGCTGCCGTCGTAGCGGATCACCCCGTCCCGGCTCACGTAGTACAGCAGCTCGTTTACGACGCACAGGGATCGCTCGCACCCGGCCTTGACCCCCCGCATCTGCATCTCGATCAGCTGGAAATTGGACGGCTGCGTCCCGTACAGGCGGTGCACCCGGTTTTCTTTGAAAAAATGGACATAGCCCATGTACGACACGATCCCGGTAAAATCTCCCTGGCTGCCCACGGTCGCCGCGTAGCTGTCCGTGCTGATGCCCAGGTAGCTGCTCCAGTTCCACGGGTCGCCCAGCTTCGTGCAGCGGATCTCATGGGTCTGGTTGGAGTATCCCCACAGCCGGTTCCCATTCTCCGTGATCCGGTCCAGCTCCGGCGCCTCCCTTTTGATGGTCACGATCCCGGCGTTTTCCCAGTCCGCGATCTCCCCGGCCGCGATCACCAGGTAATCGTCCCCCCGCGCGTAGACGGTCATGGCCCCGTTAAAGGCCGGGTCGTCCATCCCGCCGATCTCCACCACGTCGTAGTCGCGAAAGGCGCTGCCGATTCCCAGGCACTCCACCCGGCTGTACACCGTGTCGATCCCCGTCCAGGCCCCGCCCAGGTACTGGTACATCCCGCCCACGGCCGTGTTGAGCCAGTACATGCCGTCCGCCGGCGCCTCCGGCTCCGTGTCCCCGCTGACATAGTCCAGGTCCTGGCCGCTCAGCATACAGGGCCGCACGTGGACGCCGTTTCCCTCCCAGGCCGCGTCCATCCTGCTCAGCTCCCCGGTGTGGGTGTTGTAGATCAGCCTGTCCGGCCACACGATCAGGTATGCCCCCATCCTCACCAGCTGGGTCCCGTGCTCGATGCCGCCGGCCACCTTCAGCCCGCCGTGCCACAGCTCCCCGTCCGCGATCCAGCTGAGCGTCCCCCCGCCGATCATCGCCGTCGCCCCGCGCACCGTCATGATTTTCCTGCGCCTCTTCCGCGGCGCCATCATCGGGGCCTCGTCGCTGCCCATGTTCGTCATGCTGACAAACTCTTCCTCAGCCGCGTTCAGGTTGAGGTTCAGCCCCCGGAAGGCCGTCTGCGCCTTCCGCCGCTCCTGCTGAGCGTTCAGTATCGGATATGTCATAGTCGCTCCCTTCGGTCGCTTTATTCAGTGAGGAGTGAGGAGTGACCGCTCCCTCCGGTCGCTCAGTGAGGAGTTTATAGTCATGACCATTATCAACTCCTCATTCCTCATTCCTAACTCCTCACTATTTCTTCTCCCCGCTGTATCGTTAAATCATATAGCGCGAGGGCTTCTCCCTTCGGTACGTCCTCGACACCATCCTCCCGTACTCGTCCCACAGGCTGTTATACATCTGCATCCAGTTGTTGTAGGCCGCAATGTCCTGCTGCATCAGGGCCACGTTCGCCAGCGCCCACCATTTGTACAGCCCGTCGTACGGGTTCGGCGCGGCCAGGTCCCCGCCGTGCTCCGGCACGATGTACCCGTCCAGCAGCTCCCGGTAGATCCGCTGGTCGCACTCGTCGATCAGCGCCAGCACCCTCTCGTCCGAATATTCCCCCGGCGCAATTTCCCGCACCTGGGCCAGCACCTGTTTCCTGTCCATCATCTTCCCCCCAATAATCAAAAAAGGCCCGCTTCCGGGCCTCAACAGATCAGCCCAGTTTTGCCGTCTGATCCATGTAGTTCTTTTCCTCGATGGCCACCCGTTCCCAGATAGCGTCGTCAGCCTGCATCTGCTGTTCGATGAAGTCCGCCACATATTTTGGCAATGTCATCTCTACGCCGCGCGGGATCATCCAGTCCTTGTTGTTGATGCCGACGTACAGCGCGTCCTTGTAGCGGTAGTCGTCCCGGAACAGGCGCACCTTGACGAACTCTTTCTCCACATACGGGATCCTCGGCGTCGCGTTCGGGTCCGGCAGCTGAAGCGGGATTGCGGCCAGTTTTTTCTTCTCTTCCAGTTCCTTTTCGGCCCGTTCCTTATCCTCCAGCTGTCTGCTGAGCGCTTCGTTTTTAGCCTGCAGCTCGTCGTACATCGCTTGCAGCTCTTCCTTCGTCATACGCATTCCCCTTTTTTACTGTTGCCGGGCTGGCAGGCGGCTGTCATCCCGCCGCCTGCCGCCCGTTGTGATTTGCCAGCAGCCGTCAGTTGGCAGCGGCGTCCGGCATCGTAGCGCTGGTGGTTTCGATGCGGACCATGTACGGCTCGATCAGCCTCTTGGCCAGCCTCATGGCCTTCCAGCCAATGGTTCCGCGCTGGTTCAACGATAGCGATAGGTAAGCGTTTGACGTTATCTCCGGCTTTTCCCCCGCTCCGCACCGGACATGCGCCTTTCAGCGCATCCGGCGCTCCACCGGGTTCCCCCGGCTTGTGGCCGTCCCTCCGCCGCTTGTTATCACGGTTTCCCAGGTACCATGCCACTGCTCTCCCCCGGATAAAGGTCTGTTATTGCTTCCAGGCCAACGGATCACCGGCTCGCACAGCCTCCCCGTTCCGGGCTTTCCACGTTCCGACATCCCTATCATATAGTGCCTTTAGGTCCCACCTCTGAGCGCGTGATCAGCTCTCAAAGCCGCGCCGCCTGTAACGGCGCATGGGCTTTCATAACGACCGGTTTACTCATCCACGGTCACGCTGCCCTTTATGCGGTGGTTCGTCTCCTGACCATGGGCACCGACCCCCGGCATATTCTGCCGTCTTCAACGGGCTTACGACGTCCGGCTGTGCCGCCTTCCGCCGTCCGTAGGATCAGGGTGGACGTTTCCGGGCGTTGCCCCTTCATTCCGTCCATCAGGATATCAGTTCTCTGCGGCCACTTACGCGGCCAGCATGTCGGTGCTTTTCACGCCGAAACGTGTCGCACGGTCGTCGCCGGCGCCCAAGGGCTTGACAATGTGCTCCAGGCCGGCTCCCTCCAGCTCGCTGACGGCGTAGGCGTCCGCGCCCAGCACCATCGTGCAGTAGATGGAGTATTTGTCGTTTCCGCTGATGGTCGCGCCCGCTCCGGCGATGATCTTCGCCCGGGTGTTCTCGATCACGCGGATGTTGCCCACGGATCCGATCTCGCCCTTGTAGATCTTCTCGGGATGGACGTAGCGCTGCAGGTCCTGCCAGGCCGTGCTCTTTTTGAGGTCGCACGCCACATAAGGGTGGACGATGGCAATATACTCCCCGTCGATGGTCGGGGCGTCCTTGCCCTGCAGTCTGGCTGCCGCGTCGAACAGCAGGTTCACGGTCAGCATCGCGGTTCCGTCCATGGTGTTGCGGGCCGCATTCTCGACATACACACCGCCGGAGTAGTTGGGCGCGTAGATGACGTTGGAGCCCGCGCTCACGACATCGCGCACCAGGGTGTCGATGCTCTTGCCGGCCTGCCGGCCTTCGGCCTTGGTGATCTCCGCGATCACCGGGTCCACGGTCTCCCACTGCAGCTTATCAGAGTAGCCGACCCAGTAGCCGATCTGGTGCAGGCTCTCGGTCAGTGCCTTAAACGTTACCAGGTTGCCGGCAGGCGTGACGCCTTCCACCAGGTCGGTGGTGGTCACGGGCAGGGGATCCATGTAGCGGATCTCCACGCTGTTGCCGTTGTGCTGCGGGATCGGCACCTTTTTGCCGAACCGCTCAAACAGCAGCTCCGGCTCCGCGAACTGCAGCAACTCCGTCTTGTAAAAGGTCTTCATTTCCGGCGTCATGCCGGTGTCGGTGGTCACGTTCAGCGGTCCATCCGCTCCGATGTTGCCGTTGACGGTGCCGAACAGGGTCAAAAATTTCTTGAAAATTGCTTTCATTGCGTTCTCCCTTCCCGGCGGGACGGAGAAAGCCATTACGCATTACGAATTACGCATTGATCAGCTACCAGCTGATTCTTTCTCCTCTCGCCGATCGTCTGATGATCTCGTCAAAATCCTTCGCGCTCAGCTTGCTCGCGTCGCTCTTGTACGTCGCGGCCTTGGGCGCGCTGGTCCCGTTTTCGCGGGGCCTTCCCTTGTTTGCCTGCATGGCGTTGACGGTGGAAGTCTTCACTTCCTGGGCTGTCTTCTGCACCAGCTGAGACGACAGCTCGCCCATATGCACCACCTGGTACGCGGTCGCGACGTCTACGCCCGCGCCCAGCAGCTGGGCGAACTGCGGGTTCTGCACCTCGGTTCTCAGGTCCAGCCCCGGATAGGTCAGC